CCCATCATGCATTTTCAATAAAAGACACTAAAAAGGAAGTCCCGGGGTTCCCGGGTCGGTCGGAGGACCCCAGTGGGCGCTAAGTTTCAAGCCGATTTCAAGCTGCTCGGCTGGAAGTTTTCCTTCATCGTGTCTTTTGGAACGGTCGAGTAAGCAGATGGGGCGCCACGAGGTAGAACTATCGGCAGAAGACAGCGATTGGCTTCAGGCCCACTGGCGGGAGATCGGTGCGCCGAGCCTGACGGGCTACCTTCGAGACCTGGTCATTTCCGCACGAAAAGCGGTGGAGGAGACGCCTCCGGAGCCGGCCGACAAGAAGCCGCTGACCAAGAAACAGCTGTTCTTGCACTACGTTTCACTCCACCCCGAGGTGGCCACCGCCTGCCAGAAGGCTGGGGTAACCCCCGACCAGGTCGAGAAATGGAAGGACCCCTCCACCAAGGCCGGCCTGCAGTTCGCCCGTGACCTTGAGTTCGCCCAGTTCATTTTCCTCGGCAAGCTGCAAGAGGCGCTCTTTGACATGGCCCGCGGCCGCATCCGGGGCAACCCCAACGCCGCCGGCTGGATTCTGAACGCCCTGCATCCCGCCTACGGCCGGGTCAAGGCCGAGCTCATTCTCCGCGTCCTGGACCCTCTGACCAAGACCTACGGCCAGATCCTGATCGACGAGCTGGGCGGCGGCGAGGATGCGAAGGCTGCGATCGAGCGGGCCGACAAGCGGTTCGAAGCGGTGAAGATGGCGCGGCTTACGGACTTTACCTAAACGTTCGGGAGAGTGGGCTAGATGTGGTCAGCGCCCATTCTCAACTCTATGCGCCAGAACGGCGTGCGCAAGGCGGTGGCGCAGCGCCAGATCTTCACCCGGGCCGACACCAAGGCGGAGATCTTCCCGGAGTTCAAAGACGACCCGGGCGGCTTCTCCAGTCAGATTCTGGGCATCGACCTCTGGGAAGTCCAGCTGGAGATCGCCCTGAGTGTGCGCGACAACGCGAAGACCGCGGTCAGCGCCTGCTACTCGAGCGGCAAGACATTGCTCGCCGCGGTGCTGACCCTCTGGTGGCTGTTCACGCGCACGCCAGCGATGGTTGTATCGACCGCGCCCACGGACAAACAGGTCCGCGAATTGCTCTGGTACGAAATCGACCGGTTGCACTCGGAGGCTAAGCGACGCCTCGGTGGAAAAATCCAGACCAAGCGAGCGCGTATCGACAAGAACCGCCGCGGCCTGGGCTTCGTAGGCAACAAGGCCAACTCGAGCTCCGGCGTTCACGCCCCCGAGAACGTCCTCTTCATTGAAGACGAGAGCGCGGGGATCGAGGCAAAAGTTTCAGCTGGCTTCGCCGGCGTCACCAGCTCGCCCAACTCTCGGCACCTGCGCATCGGAAACCCGATGTGCGACGACGGCCCTTTCTGGGATTGCTTCAACAACCCGGTGGTGGCTGCGCTCTGGAAACAGTTCTTCATCTCCGCCTTCGACACGCCCAACGTCAAGCTGTGTCTGTCCGAGGCCCCGGAGGACTCCGGCAAGGAGCTCCACCAGCGCCTGGTCGCGGCCCATAACGCCCGGGCCGACAAGGACTGCGGGGTGGTGGTGAAGGGCCTCTGCACCCCCAAGTGGGTGGCCGAGCAAATCGCCGAGCTGGGGACGAAGCATCCCAACTATATCCGCCGGGTTCTCGGGCGGTTCTGGCTCCAGATGGATGGCTCCAAGGTCATCACTCCGGACCTCATCAAGCTCGGGACGGACCGCTGGAACAGCGACGAGTTCCTGGGAGACCTGTCGGTCTGCGACGTGCTCGCCGTCGACGTGGCGGTGGGCGGCGCCGACGACACCGTGCTCTACAAACGGTGCGGCCGGGTCACCGACTTTGTTGATAAGTGGCACCCGCCCAAAGGCAGCAACGACAAGTGGCAGGCCCTCAAGATCATTGAGTGGTGTGTTCAGCTGAAGCCGAAGCGCCTGGTCATCGACTGGACCGGGACGGGGCGGGGCGTGGGGAACCGCGTCCAGGAGTTCAAGGACGATAACCACGCGGCCCTCCGGGACGTGGAGATCTGCCTGGTCAATCTGGGCGAGAAGGCCTTCTCCGATCAGTATGACCGGCAGAGCGACGAGATCGCCTTCGCCGGCCGCCGAGCTCTCGAGAGCGACAACCCCCAGGCGGTCGCCCTCAATCCCAACGACGCCAACCTGCTCAAGCAGCTGCTCTGGCGCAGTTTCATCACGAACGCCAAAACTCAAACCTTAAGCGTCGATAGCAAGCGGACCCTTATGGAGCTGTTTTCAGATTCGCCCGACAACGCGGACGCCTGGAACCTGCTCTTCTATCGGACCAAGCAAGAGATCGAAGCCAAGAAAAATCCTCCGAAAGCGCTGGTGCTCTAATGGGTTTACTCTCAGCAGTGGGCGGCTTCTTTGGCTTCGGCAAAAGCAGCCAGCCCACCGGTGGCCCCAGCATTTACGAGGCTGGGTTCGGCGCGCACAACGCGGAGCTGGGGGGCATCCCCCGCGAGTGGCTTCGGGAGTTCCACCGCAACGGCGCCATGCGCACCCCGTTCCAGCGCACCGCCGAGGACGTGGCCCTGGTGCAGTGGCACCTTTACCGGCGCTGGGGTAAGGAGAAGGAAGAGGTCACCGAGCACCCGCTTCTCGACCTCATGGAGACGCCGGCGCCGGGCATGACCGGCTTCGAGTGGCGCCTCTTGAAGACGCTGTATCTTGACGTCGCCGGCGAGAGTTTCGACCTGATCGAGTTCGACCCGTTCACCAGTTTGCCGCGGGCCCTGTATCCCATCCCCCCCACCTGGTGCAAGCGGCTGCCCAGCTCGGACGATCTGACCTATGAGTTTGTCATTCCAGGCGGCCAGGGCCAGGGGAATTCGATCTGGACGGTGCCGGCGGAAAACATCCTTTGGATGAAGCGCCCCAACTTGTGCAACCCCTGGGGGCGCGGCCGCGGCATCGCCCTGTCGGTGGACGATGAGATCGCCCAACTGACGAACATGAACAAGTTCAATAACGCCTTTTTCCGCAACGGTGCGCACCCCGGGATCATCATGGGCGTCGAGAACCTGAACGCCGACAACGAGAAGCTGATTCGCAGCCAGTTCGAGCGCAAGTATGTGGGCGTGATGAACGCCTTCCGGCCCGCGTTCATCGGCGGCCTGACCAAAGTGTTCCGGGCCATGGCCGGCCTGAAGGAGCTCGACTTCAACGTGGGGGTGCGCGACAAGCGGGACGCTGTGCGCCAGGCCGTGGGCCCACCGGCGGAGCTGTGCGGCGACACGAAGGGCAGCAACCGCGCCCAGATTCAGGGCGCCAGCAACATCCAGCAACGCTACCAGATGCGGCCGCGGCTGGCCTACGAGCGGGCGGCTTACGCCTCGTTTCTGCTCCCCCTGTTTGCTCCGTACGAACAGGCTGAGGGTGAAGGCGGGCGCCTGGTCTACACCTACGAGGACCCGGTGGAGGAGGCGGCCGAGCTCCGGCTGGCCATCGCCTCCGAGGGCCTGACCCGGGGCGCGCTGACCGTCAACGAGTGGCGCCATAACCAAGGCTGGGACACCCAGGCAGACTTGGACGTGTTCCTGCTGCCCCAAAACGTCACGACTGTTTCACTGGGGGCCTACGGCCAGACCCTCAGCCAACAGCAGGCGATCGCATCCGGTGAGCCCGAGAAGGCTCTGGTGGTGCGCAACCCTGCCCAATCCATCCTGGACCGCTGGAGGCTTGTCACCGAATGAACGCTCTCGCTCTGAAACGCCCGGAAGGGAGCGGGCCTCCCGCCCGGCTCTCAAAGTCGCTGCTCATCAAAGACGAGCAGATCGACAAAGAGAACTTCCGAGTGAAAGACCTGGTCATCTCGGACGGCACCATCGATCGGGATGAGGAAATCATCGACCCGAACAGCTACGCCAAGTGGCTTCCCACCTACCGCCAGAACCCGATCTTCTGCTGGGGCCACCCGCTCTCCAGTTGGGACCGGCGGCCGCCGACTGACTGCCTCGGGAAGCTGCCTGAGGTGGGGATTGTCGCCGGCGCCGGTGGTGATGGTGGGCCTGCTCTGGTGGCTACGCTGCAATACGCAGTCAACGAGAACGAGACGGCGGCCGAGACCTGGAAGCTGGTCGCCGGCGGCTACCTCCGCTCGGTCAGCGTGGGCGTCATCCCTCACGACTATGTGTGCTGGTATGACTCTCAAGAGCTCATCAATTCCCTGCCCACCGCCTACCGGGCCGCATTGCTCGAGGGCCGCGCCTGGTGCGTCTACACCGAGAGTGAGCTGGTGGAGCTAAGCCAATGCTTCGTGGGCTCCAACCGCTCCGCCCTGATTCGGGCCGTCAAGGACGGCGCCGTGGGTCTGGAGCGCGCCAAGAGCTGGGCCCCCGACCTGGTCGTGCCCCGCTACTACCCGGGCGCCCAGCTGAAGGCGGCGCCTGAACCCCCACCCGATTTTTCCAAGAGCAAAAAGACCGCAGAGGAGCCGGAGACCCCGGCTCCTTCTCTTTCTGCGGATGAGCTCGAGGAGCAAGAGTTCGAGCAGTTCCTGGACACGGACGCAGGTCTGGAGTTCCTGCTGGAGCTGCTCGAGGACTAACCGCTCAAAGCGGACAAACGAAAGGAGCGCAGCATGAGCGCGTTAGCAGGTCTACTCGACTACCTCAAAGCCAAGGACGCGAGCAAGGAAGCCAAGGAGAAGCGAGCGGCCAAGAGGGCGGCCAAAGCAAAGGCCGCCGGCGGGCCGGCCCCCGGCAACCCGAACGTGGAACGGTTCAAGCAGAACCTGACCGATAGTGGTGCAAAAAGCACCGAGGGCGGCACCACCCTGGTGGAGCAGAAAGGGGAAGCTTACCCCGAAAAGCCCGATCACTGGAAAGCAGCTGAGGCCATTCACGGGCCTCATTTGTTTTTGGGCCGCTGCCTGCGGGCGATGGCCTACTCCAAAAAGTTCAGTTACGGCTCTGGGCCCGAGGCTTGCGCCAAGGTTACCCAGGACATCTACCGGGACCGCGAGCTGTCCAAGTATATGCAGGGCTGCCTGGAAAAAGACCTGTCCGCCGGCGTTCCCACCGAAGGCGGCTACCTGGTGCCGGAGACCACGCTCGAGGGCGTGATCGAGCTGCTCCGGGAACGGTGCATTATCATGCGCCTGGGCGCGCAGGAGCTGCCCATGGACAATGGGACGCTGAACCTGAACAAGCAGACCGATGGAGCCACCGCCGCCTACGTGGGTGAGAACCAGCCGGTCAACTCGAGCGACCCCGACTTCGGTTCCATTCACATGGCCAGCAAGAAGATGATGGTCAACGTGCCGATCTCCAACGACCTGTTGAAGACCTCGCGCATCGCGGCCGACCGCTTCGTGGCCAACGACGCCATGTCGGCGATGAAGGTGAAGTTCGACCGCACCGCCTTCACCTCGCAGGGTGGCAACTACGCTCCCCGCGGCCTGCGCTACATGGAAGGTCTGACCACCCTCAGCATTGCCGGCGCGCTGACGGCCGACAACATCGTGAACTTCATTGTGAAGCTCTTCGGTGCAAACGTCGACCTCGACGACTTCTCCACCGTGGGCTGGGCGTTCGGGATCGAGCTCTGGCGCGACCTGTTCAACCTCAAGGCCACCACGAACGAGTACTTGCTGCGCGCCCAGCTGGAGCTCGGCAAGCTGCTGCGCTACCCGTGGGAGACCACCCAGTTCCTGGCCCGCCTCTCGGGCGGCACCGCGCCGATGTATTTCGGCGCCTGGAACCAGTTCATCATCGCCCGTCAGGGCCTGATGGAAATCGACACCTCTACCGAGGCGGCCTACAACAACGCGGCCGGCACGGTGGTCTCGGCCTGGTCGCGTGACCAGACCGTGGTGCGCCTGATCGACCGCCACGACTTCGCTTTGCGTCAGGGCGCCGCGATCTGTAAGTGCCTCGACATCACCACCAGCGCCGCCTAAACCCGGCACCCACATAGACCTTGCACGAGGGGCCCCAGTTTGCGGGCCCTTCGTGCTTCCTGAAAGGAGCAAATCCCCGTGAAGAACCGTTACCTCAAAACCTTCACCAAGGCCCTGATCGCCCAGGCCCCCGCTTCGCCCGCACCTGGTGCCGGCAACGCCAACGGGACGGTGGTCGACCTGGTGGCCCAGCCCGAGGTGCAGGCCGGCATTGCACTAATCGCAGTCGGCGCCCCCACCGGCACCCCCAGCTCGTTCTCGTGTGTCTACAAGCTGCAGACGAGTAGCGACAACTTCTCTACCGACACCACGGACGTTGCCAGCATCACCGTCACGGCGGCCGGAATCTATTGCATTCCGTTCGAGCCGTTCGGCTTGAGCCAGTATGTTCGGGTTCGTCGAGAGCTGACGTTTGTGAGCGGCACCAGCCCCACTCTCCCGGACTGTGTGATCATCCAGCTGGGCGACCCCAAATACGCACCCCTCGCCGGCGTCTAGGTCCCGAGAGGAACCGAAAGGAAAACCATGGCAAAAGCTTTTATCCCTGTTATCGCGATCGCGTCGCTCTTTGCGAACCCCGCCTGGGGCAGCGAGGGACTTCCCCGTAACGTGGCCGGTGGCGTGATTAGCGACCGCTGGATTCAGCCCGGGGAGTCCGTCTGGATTAACCCGGACAGCTGGGTCCACATCTACCAGCACCACTTCCACCAGGTGGACGGCCCTCATCTGACCGTTGACCTGCCCGACCCCCCCTCAGTCGAGGTCGCGACAGAACCTGTCGCGGAGGAGCCACCCGCTCCAGCTCCGGAGGCCCCGGCCCCCGAAGCCAAACCAGCCAGCAAAAAGAGCTCGAGTAGCTCCAAGAAGGCGGCCACCAAGCCACCCGCTCCAGCTCCGGAGGCCCCGGCCCCCGAAGCTCCTACCGCGTCAGCTGACGCCCCCCAGGAGTAACCCGTGATTCAGCTTGCTCCCTACGCCCTGACCACCGTGGCGAAAATTCTGAAGGGCTCAGACAGCCTGGATGAAGACGACGCCGCGTTCTTGATCAACGTAGCGAGCGAGCTGATCGAAGCGGAGCTCAGCCGGCCCCTGGGGTTTGCGATTGCGTCGCCTTCCGCGCCGCTGCGCATCCCGGGGACCGGCACCCTCGAGCTCTTCCTCCCGCGCTGGCCAGTCCGCAGCGTGGAGCAGGTTCTTGAGAACGGCGCCGAGATCACCGACTACGAGCTGGTGGACGGGAAGGCGCTCTACCGCACCGCGGGCTGGCCCGTCTACGCCCAGTGCAGCGGCCGCCTGGTGCGCGACCCGGACGCCAGGCTGGTGGAGCGTTCGCTCTCGATCGCCTACACGGCCGGCTACATCCTGCCCCAGTGGGACGGCATCCCGGACGCCGACAACAACCCCACTGGCGCCGCCTGCGACCTGCCCTACCGCTTCCAGCAGTCCTGCCTCTGGGCCATCCAGGACTGGCTGGAGGGCCCTCTTCCCGGCCTGATTGGCGAGCGCACCCCGGGCGGCTGGATGCAGCAATGGGTCATGCAAGAGAGGCCCACCCTGTCGGTGCGGGCCAAGGGCGCCCTCGGCGCCGGCGACGGAGGGTTCTGGTTTTGAATACCCGCAAGCGCAACTGCAAGCTTTCTTTCAAGCGCCTGGTGCAGACGGTCAACGAGACCACCGGGCGCCGCTCCGACCTCTCGGAGGTGGATGTGGTTTCTGACCATCCGTTCCTCTACGAGCCCATGAGCGACAAGGTCAGGGCCAGCCTGGTGGGCCGAATCGACCGCGCCCAAGCTCATCTCACCTGGAGCGGCACGATCAATCTACAGGACGGTGACTACTGCGTGTTCGGCGGGAAAACGCTCGTTTTCCGTGAGCCTCTCCCGGACGTCTTTCGCCCGAACAAGCGATACACCACGGGCTATTTAGCGGAGAAGAAGAAATGATCGCACTCAACATTCGCGTGACCGGTGCCCCCCAGGTGGCCGCCCGTTTCAAGCGCCGGGCCGACAACACGCACGCAGAGCTCCGGACGGCCACCCGCGACGGGGTCGGCCTGGTGCGGGGGAGCGCGCTCGATCGCGTAGTGCCGGCGCGCTCAATCAACATCCAGGACGGCCGGCGCTATCGGCGCCTCAGTGGGCGGAAACCCGTCCGGACACTTTTCGAGCAGGACGGCCTGGTGGGCTGGGTCCGCGTGGGCCAGCACCAGACGGTGGTGCGCAGCGCCGCTCTGCAGAACGTCTACGCTCGGCTGGGCCGCAGCAAAGACCTGCTTCGCACCAGGGGCCTGTATATCGATCCGGACAGCTGGATCAAAGGACCTGGTGGGCGCTTCATTGGGCGCAAGAAGTCCCGATACAATTCGGACACCAACAAGAACCTGGTGCTCTTCCGTTTCAAGAACCACCCCGCCCTGGAGGACTGGGCCAACCGGCGCGACCGAGGGTTTCAAATCATGAAGCACTCGATCCGGATTCGCCGCGAGGCCGTCACCCAGCTGACCACCAGGCCGTCCCTGCGTGTGAATCGGGCGACCATCGACACCCTGTATAACGCGGCTGTTGTGCGTGGGGTGTTCAAGTGAGCCAGCGGGAGCTCGGCGTCACCATCCTGCGGGACGCGCTGCTGGCCGCGGTGCGCGCCGAGAAGGCCGGCCTGCTGGCCAGCCTGGGCCTCAAGGTGATCGACTCGGGAGAGTGCGACGTATCCGCGCCCAGCCCCCTCAGCGACCAGATGAACCAGGTGGTGGGGCAGTATGGCCAGCTGCTGGCTGGCGAGCGCAAGAAAGCCCTCGGCGGCTACCACGCAAAGCATGAGTTTCACCTGGTCTTCGCCCGACTGCTCGCTGATACCGAACGGGCGGAAGTTCACGTGTTAGAAGGTGCCCAGAAGATCTTCAACCTCTTTATCCAGGGCGACTTCAAGCTGCCGGGCTACACGCCCACCGCCGGCGTCTACGTCGAGGAGTGCTACGCCAACGGCCTCCAGGTCCAAGAGGGCTTCCCGCTCGGTGAGGACGTGCAGATCGAGATCGCCATCGTGCGCGTCTACGTGGCCGCGATGTGCTACGACCAGCCCGCCCCCGTTCTCGCCTAACCCCCGTTAAGTACCGTCCCGTTCTCGCCGGCGCCACCGGCTAGCTTCGCTTTTCCCTCCGCCCCCCGGGGCACCCAAGCCAACCCCAAAACCAACTAAGGAGGACAAACCCATGCCCCGAGCGGGTCTATTAGACTGCTTCGACATCGACTCCATGATCAGCCGGATGATCTCGAGCAATACGAGCTCAGGAGTCACCTACGGCAACATCTACCGGAACTTCGGCCTTTCGGAAATGCAGATCGAGGGCCAGTTCACGGAGTCGCCGAGCTACGGCGACGCCACCACCCTCGACTACTTTGCGCGCTTGAAGATGATCAACTTCAGCTTCAAGAACCAGTGGGTCACCTTCGACTGGTTGACAGCGGTGCTGGCTGGCCAGTCCATGAGCTCCGGCTCTAGCCCGAACGAGCAGCGCGTGATTGGTTTCGGCGCCGTCAACACCCCGTCATTTGAGCTGGACTTCCAGACCAAATACATCGGCCCCAACGGCAGCCTGACTGGCGACGCTCACGTGATTGCCCATTGCTGCCGGCTCAACAAGTGGACGCTGGGCATGAAGTCGGAGTCTCGCCAGGAGATCAGCGGCGAGGGCGTGGGCATTCCCCTGCTCTACCAGGAGCCTGGCTGGAACTTCCCGCGTTGCTTCTCAATCGTCGAGAACGAGACGGCCGCTATGCAGGCGGTGGGTTCCGCCGACCTGACCGCGCCGACCATCTCCAGCTTCACGCCCACCGCGGCCGCCAGCTCGGTGGCCACCAACACCACGCTGACCTGGACCTTCTCCGAGGCTCTGGACCCCACCAGCGTCAACGAGGGCAACTTCATTCTGGCCACCAGCGCCGGGGTGTATGTGACCTTCTCCAGCATCACCCTGAACGCGGCTGGAACCGTAGTCACCGCTACGCCTTCATCCGCCCTGGCCGGTTCCACCGCCTACAAGTGGACCGTCACCCGTGGTGTGCGTGACCGCGCCGGCAACCGCCTGGCCGCGATCAACACCAACACCTTCACCACCGCCTAACCGACCGCGGGCCCCTTCGGGGGCCCGCACCCCTGGAGGTTTTAACATGACCGGTGCCCAGCTCAAAGCCACCCATGGCGAGCGGCAGTTTATTTTCCTCACCGACAACCAGCCGCTTGAGCTGCTCTACGATCTGAACGCCGTGATGCGTCACGAGAAATTGTTTGAGGTTCCCCTGGCCGGCCTGGTCGACCCCATCCGCCAGCGATGCACGGACGAGGTGATGCGCACGGTGCCCCGGGACGAGAATGGGCAGCAGCTGGAGAGCCAGCAGGTGGTGGCGCAGCGCATCGCCGCGGCCGTGGCCCGGGAGCTCGTGCGCCAGAAGATCGCCTCTGGCCACATCCAGGATCTGGCCGAGTGGGCCTACTGCCTCACGGAGACCTACCGTGAGGACAACCAGCTGGAGCTCAGCTGGAGCCAGTTCAAACGGTTGCTTCCCGTCCCTCCGCCCACCGGCGCCGCCACCGCCAAGGCCAAGCGCAAGCTGGAGCAGGCCACCGCCTGGATGATGGCCGTGGCTCTGGTGCGCGCCCGCGAGGAGATCGACGACGAGGGAAACGAGGAAGCGGACGTGGCCGGCCCAGGCGCCCCGTCCGCGGCACCGAGCGCATCGACTGGGACTCCCTCTACTACCTCTGCACCGTCAAATACCGCAGAACCGATCACCAATTCTGGCGCATGACGCCCAGCCAGGTTGCTTCGCTCAATCGCGTGAGCGAGCAGATCGCCGACCAAATCGAGCAGGCCAGTAAGAGCCGCGGGAAACGGAGGTAAAAGCGCATGGCGGATGATGAAGTCTCCGTAAAAGTCTCAGCTGACGACACCGGCCTAAAGCAAGGCTTCGACTCCGCCGGCGCCCGCACCCAACGGTTCGCGGACGAGCAGGAGCGCCAGGCCAAAAAGGCCGGCGTGGCCTGGCAGTCGGCCAGCAGACTGGTTGGCAAGGCGCTGATCGGATTCGGCGCCGCCGGCGTCGCCGGGTTTGCCACCGCCGGCGCGGCCGCGGCCGGCTTTGAATCCCCCATGCGCCGGGTCAACACGATCGCCAAGCTGTCCGAAGAGCAGTTCGGAAAACTCAAGCTGGAGGTGCAGGCGCTGGGTGATCGTCTCAAGACCACCCAGTCCTTCGACAAGATGGCCGTGGCTTTGTATGACATCTACTCCGCGGGCCTGGATGGCGACAAAGCCATGAAAACCCTGGAGGCGGCCACCATCGCGGCCGACGCCGGCAGCGCCGACCTGGCCACCACCACGGACGTGCTGACCACCGCCATGATTGCCTACAAGCTCCCGGCCGAAAAGGCCGGCTACGTGTCGGACATTCTCTTCAAGACCGTGGATAAAGGCAAGGTCTCCTTCCAGGAGCTGGCCAGCAGCATCGGCCCGGTGCTGACTGTCGCCAGCAAGTTCGGCGTTTCGATCGAAGAGGTCGGCGCCGCCTACGCCCAGCTGTCCCTCACCGCGGCTTCGCCGGCGGAGGCGGCCACCGCGCTGGAGCGGGCCATCACCCAGATGGCTGCCCCGACTCCGGAGATCGTCAAGAAGCTGGATAACCTGGGCGTGTCCTATGGCAAGAACGCCCTAGCCAGCAAAGGCTTCCTGGCAGTACTTCGTGAGTGGGTGGCTGCGAGTGGCGATTCAGATTCTGAGCTCCGCCGCATGCTCTCCAGCTCGGAGGCTTTGAAGGTTGGGCTCGAGCTGGCCAGCGACGGGGGCGAAACCTACGTCGGCATGCTCGAGGACATGGGCTATGCCGCGGGCAGCTCGGCGGCCGCCAATGCGGAGATGACCAAGGACTTCAAGTTTAGCTGGGACGTGCTGGCCAAGGAGCTGAAAAACGCCGCCATCAAGGTGGGCGAGGTCTTTTTGCCGTTGGGCACCCAGATGCTCCAGTTCGCCTCCAAGGTGGTCAGTGGATTCAACACCGCCTCCGAGGGCACCCGGCAGTGGTATGTGGGCCTCGGTGCCGGCGCCATTGCGATCAGTGGTGTGACCGGCGCCCTCTTCCTGCTCGCCCCCCAGATCGCCGCCCTGCCCCGCGCCTTCGCATTGGCCCGGACAGCCGCGGCCGCGGTGGCCGGCATTCTCACCAGCGAAGTGGTGGTGGCCATCACCGGGGTGGTGGGCGCCATGGCCTTGCTCGTGACCGCCTGGGATAAGGACTGGCTCCACATGCGCACCACCGCCGTGGCTGGCGCCGAGGCCATCCGCGAAGCCCTGGTGGGCATCAAGGCCCCCGGTTTCACGGATGAGCCCGACGACCCCGCCGCATTGAAACGGGCGGGCGCTCTGCAGCACCGTGCTCAGATGGGCGGAGTGAACGTGGTTTCGCCCTACGGCGGCTTCCCTGCGTCGGGTAGTGGTCTCAAGGTGACCTTCTTGAAGCCCGGGCTATCCGGGGCGGGCCGGGGCTTGAGCACTTCCGCCCGGGGCCTGGGCAGCCAGAACCCGGAGGTCCAGCGCCTGCTCGACCAGCTGAAGGGCGATGAAGAGCGCCTCAAGCAGATCAATGAAAAGGCGAAGGCCGAGATGGAGGCGGCTGGCAATAAAACCAAAAAGCGCGCCCAGTCCGAAGACGACCTCCGCCTGGCCATGGTGGCCCAGGCCAAAGCCCTGGTGCGATCAGAGACGACCACCTCCGAGGTGCGCCAGGCCATGGGAGGCCTGGGAACTGACACCACCCAGTGCGCCAATACCATGCGCCTCATTTCGAAGAAGGCCGGCCTGGTGTTTCCCACCGACCTGCAACCCTTCGACAAGCAATTGCTGGGCCGCGGCGAGGGCGTGGGGCCGGCCAACGCCGACTCCCTCTTTGGCGGCAAGGTCGGCAAGTTCTTCCGCGACAAGAAGCAGGCGAAAGCCGGCGACCTGGCTTTCTATGACACCGCCGCCCGGCCGGGCGTCGTTCAGCATGTGGAGATGGTCGACAATGAAGGGGGCACGATCGGCGCCAGTGCCAACGCGAGAAAGGTGGTGCAGCGCCAGGGAATAGGGGACCTGGGCGACCGTCGCCTGATCGGCTTCATCTCCCCCAGCATCTACAAGGGCAAGCATGCCGGCGCCCAGTCTGGACTGAACGACGACTCCTATGTGGAGCAGCTCAAGAAGCAGCGCCAGGACTTCCTGGAGTTCCTGGAGACGGACGCCGAGGAGCAGGCCCGCACGTTGTACGAGAACTACCAGAAGGCCCTGAAGGGGGCCGCGAACCCGGCCGAGCGGCAGAAGCTGGGCGAGCTCTACGCCCAGAAGCGCAACGACCAGGAAGTGGAAAACAACACCGGCGAGGGCCAGCTGATTGGCTTCGGCCGGGAGATGAGTGCGCCGGACGCCGCCCGCGACATGATCGAGGAGATGGTGCAGCGCCAGCGCCAGGCCTACGAGGAGCGCAAGGCCATGGGCGTGGTCGACACCCAGGCGCGCATTGCCGAGATCAAGACCGTGCTTCAGTCTGACCTCCTGGC